TCACTCATCAATCCAAGGGATTGACATGGCCTTGCCATGTTTTTGCGAATCAGGACTCTACCTTCTCTATCTCGAACAACGAGATTAGAAGAAGGTAGGTCTTCCCATTGCCATGCAATGGCAGATTCGCAAAGCAACACGGGGGTTGCGTGTAGTGAATGGGTAATGACCATTTGCCCCAGAGGGGCAAGGGGTCGGCTGCCGTTCCCACTTTTGGCAGCCTAAATTGCCGACAGTCGACTCGCCTGATTCGTAATCTCTTCAGAGATTACTGGCGAGGAGTGGTCGAGGCAATTTACCCCAGTCAACTGCGCGTAAGCATATCAGCGGAAACAAGTGTCATATGTCAAAGACCACGACAGTCATTCGGATTAGTCGCTAACGGTAACGTGTCACGCAAGTGCGTGACGAGTTATAGTGTTCCGTGCGACTAATGACTCTGACTGTCTGTCCCAGTCGGGTTGGTGACGTAACGTCATACGTGGATGACGAAACGTCACCAAGTCGATGACATATGAGTTTCCTAACGATGAACTGAAGGTGTTCAATAAATCATAAGGAGAATATTATGGAATTAGAACAAATCATTACACCAGTAAGTTGGAAGACAATACTAAGCTATCAACTTTCAGAAGAAGACAGAACTAAACTGAACGAGTTACGGATTGAAATCGAAAGATTGAAAGAAGTATCTCAGTTTATGTTCTGTCGAGGTTACACGAAGGTGAACAGTAGTATTGTAGATTCAATAATGGAAGCCGAAAAGGCTTTCTTATACCTACAATACGACCTGTTCAGTAAAGTAAAAGGATAAACCGCTACCAATCACAGGCAAAAGTCAAGTCGCGGAGGACTTGACTTCCGCCTTTTAGTGATTGGTTGGGCGGTGGGTGTCAATAATGACATATAATTCATTTAACATAAGGAAGAGAATAATGAATACTCAAGTAGAACTAAACGAAATGATCAATACAGACTTACAAGCAGCATATACTGGCGAGGCACAGATCACGCTAACGCAAGCGTTAGCACGCATTTGTGCTGAGTTCTATGACTCAAGGTTACGATATGATCGTGAGTCAGGGACATACAAAGAGGTCAATGATCTGTATTATTCACAAATGGCAATGATCAGTGCCCTTGCCAACAATATATGGGCGCAGATGTATGATACACGTGTCAACAAGCAAGGCTATATCAAAGGTACAAAGCATAAGCTAGACCGAGCGACAGCGCAGCTGAAGATCGTGTCTAAGTCATGCGATGGGACTGAGATAGCCTTGCAAGCCGTCGACAGAGCCGAAGGCTGGGTCGAGCGGCTGGAAACGCAGTATGCGGTTCAAGATGAGATGTATCATACTATCGCGGCAATGATGGAGGTAGCTACTGGTATCACCCACAAGCCGCTTGAGCCTTGGACTCTTGACTCTGGTTCAGAGTCTGAAACAGACGTCAAGAAGGACGAGTTGATTGCGAAGCTAGCGGCTCGTGGAATAACCCTCGGAGAAGAGGGTTATGTGCCGTCGACCGACGGAGTCGGCGACAGCACGAATGTCAGTGGTACAACCAATGACAAAGACGAAGCTGCGGAGCAGAAGAGGAAGAAGAGACAGAAGAACGCAGCGTAAGAGAAGGGGGCGAAAGCCCCCTTTTTTTATGTAAGGTTCAATGGCCACCCCCAAGGGTGGGGATCGAACTTATAATAGTATCTGGAACAAAGATTCTTATTAATAAGTTTGAAATTTTTAAATTTTTTTTTGCGGTGCCGACATTTGTTTTATCAGAAATGATATCGTTGGAAATTTGTCATGGCTAAGGTTTGTAGGTTCGAATCCTACCACCGCTTTTTAAAACAGGAGTAAAAAATGGTTAATTTTGAAACACAACCTGCATCAAATAAGCAGTTATGGAAACTAAACTCATTGGCAAATGATGTTTGGAATAAAACAATTCGCAAAGAAGTAATTGAGCATGGCGATGTACAAAGTAAATCAGAATCTTTGTACACAAATATTTCTTTGCCAATTACAAAAGATCAAGCAAGCTCGTTGATAAGTTTGCTGATAGAAAAAGTTAATCTTCTCGATCAACACATTGAGATCCTCGAAGGGAAAATGAAATGAGTGAGCTTGTAATTGATGGTGTTAAGTTTCGCCAAAGCGGACTTAACAACATCGTATTGTTGCATGGAAAGCATAAGCTTTCCATTGCACAACATGTATCGCCATTGATGAAAGATGATCATGGCGAACCAATATGCACACATGAAATAGCGTGTGTATCAGAAGGCGATGACATGAAAATAATTCAGTATCGTCCAACCGCAATAGGTTTAGCCAATGCCATAAAAGATATGGTAAGTTATTTAAATAATAAAGATTGACAATATCTATTGTAACTGCAAATATGCAGTTCTATAAAAAAGAAAGAGAGCTATAAATGAAAATAGGTAAAGTATTCAAAAAGAAAAGTAGCTGGTGGTACAGAAAAGAAGTACCGTCATCGATCATAGTAATCTCAACCAAGCACAAAACAAAAAAAGCAGCCATACTAGACGCTTGGAAAGATCTTGACGGCAAGAGGATAGAGAATCTTCATGTCTGGCAAGCTAATGGAAAATACGATGGCTGTTACGCAATCTGTCATGCAAAAGGAGAACAAAATGTTTGACGCAATTAATACTGAAGAATGGGATTTCCCAATCGAAGTACACCCAACACCCAATGCAATCACTGGCGAACCGCTTACCAACAGTAAGCAGATTGTTCGAACAGATACCAATGAAGTGCTTGGTGTACACAAAAGTGCCTACAAACCTGTGCTTCATAGTGATGTAGTAAACTCAATCGAAGATGCTGTGCTTGAGTCACAAGTATCCAAAGATTATTATATTGAAACTCGTACTTTTGAAAACGGAGCCAAACTCAAAGGCACTGTCCACTTTCGAGACTTGTATGTTGAGAACACAAAGTCTGCAGAAGTTGGTGACATAGTAAACTACAAAGTAGATTTCTTGAATAGCTACGATGGTTCTTGGAGCTTCTTACAAAAAGCAGAAGGCCACCGTCTTGCTTGCAAGAACGGTATGGTGTCTGGTCTTGCCATAGCTATGTCAAAGTTCAAACATACAACATCTATTAACATAGAAGGCAGTGCAGGTAAGATACAAATCGGTCTTGAAACATTCTTAAACAACAAAAGCAAATGGGAAAGATGGACTGAAACTAGCATTGAAGATTGGAATGTTGAAAACTTTCTCAAAGAAACAGTTTGTAAAACTCACACACGCCAATCAGGTGTAAGCAAGACAAACGAAAAGCAACTAGAGATATTGCTTGGTTTGTGGGGCAAAGAAAAGAACCAGTTGGGTAGCAACAAATGGGCTTTGTACAATTGTCTAACCTACTGGTCTACTCACACACAAGATGCTCGAACACCACACATTGCCAGCTTTAACAGAGAAGGTGATGTTGGTCGAGCTATCAATTCCAAAGAGTGGGCATCACTTGATTCATACTACGGAGAATACGCATGATCATAAATAACTTGTTGAGTATGGATTCATTCAATGTTGAGTCTGTAAAAATTAATAGAAGAAAAAGCACTGGCGGTAGATTTATTACCGAGTTTGTTTTCTATTTTACAAATCAAACATCAATAGAATTAAGTTGTTTCAATGAAGAACAACATATTGGTTTAGAATTGGGAGATATAAATGACTGAGAAAGAAGAAGACTATGTGGCGCAGGTACTTGCGCCACTAACTAGCTCACCAACAATCATTGAACGAATGGGTGATGACCTCAAAGACATGAACCCAGAGTTTGATCGAGACAAATGGGTTGCTCGAGCTATCAAAGCTTGGGAAGAAACAAACTTACCGAGGTATTATTATGAAAGCGGATTCGAAATTTTCGACGTTAACTAAAGAATGCCAAAAATGCGATGGCTCTGGCACAATAACATACGACAAGCCAGAGCCGTGGATATGTAGAGATAGCCCACCATCTTTAGAAGAAGTCACAGAAGAATGTGATGAATGTGGTGGGTTAGGTGAAATAATTTGACAAACTAAATATTCTTACTGCATAAGTGGAGCATGGACTCATATTTAAAACATCTGCAAACCACTGCACACACATTAGATGTTGATTTACTCTTTGCTTTTAAAAAAGCTGGAGTACCCACATCAACATATTATAGAACAATAAATAATAAAACTGACTTAAGATATACAACCGCTTGTAAAGTTCTGGAATCTCTTCATGATCAACACAAGATTGCCTCACAACTACAATCAAATGATAACAATGCTTATCGAAGCGAGGCACGAAAAGAAACTTAGCCAAGATAAATTAGCAGGTATTATAGGCTGCACTGAATCTTTGGTTCATAAATGGGAGCAACACAAGCGAGTACCATCTGGTTTCTTTCTTATGTGTTGGCTTGATGCGTTAGGTTACGATATTGAAATCACAAAAAGGAAAGAAGGGTAAAGCTCATTGTATTGCTTGCGAAAAATTGTCGGAATACTTTGTAGCAATACTTAAAAACAATCATCGAAGAACAAACGAAAAGCATTGGTATGTATGCTTACGTTGTTATGAGGAAGACAGATGGCAAACAATAACAAGTCAAAAGGAACTTACCACGAAAAGTGGTTTGTCAAATGGCTCAACGAAATCAAAGCGCAAATCAAAGCGAAACGCCAACCCCTCTCGGGCAGCTTGGGAGGAGAGTATTCAGGCGACATCAAGCTCACAATCAAAAACCAAGAACTGGTGGGAGAAGTAAAGTATAGAGATAAGTCTGGGTTTCCTAATCCTTTCAGTGTCCTCGAAGGCAGAGATATTGCCTTCTACAAAAGACGGAGAGGAACTCCGCAAACGCTAGTCATAATGAGTGGCGAACAATTTCAAACAATAATGGAGAACTTAAATGAAGACTCGAGAAGAGGAAATGAATGAACAAGCTGAAGCTTTTCATAAACAATACCCCAGAGTGTCAATACTTTTTGTAAGATTTGCCAAAGAAATTATTGACAGAGGTTATAAAAATTACTCAGTGAATGCTATCTTTGAACGCATTCGTTGGGAAACAGACACGCCTGATGTAGATGGCAAATCTACATTCAAACTTAGCAACAATCATAGAGCATGGTATGCAAGAAAGTTTATGGAAACCTATCCAGAACATGCAGGTTTCTTTCGAACACGCCCAAGAAAAAGCGCAACCCAACTCGCAAACAATAAAGGTGAGTACACAAAAACGGAGGACTTCTATGAAATCTAAATCATTGACACAAGTAGTGACCAAACAAATGTGGAACGCTAGTCTAAGCAGACCAGCAAAAGAAATTTATCAACCAGACTTTGATCGCGCAAAGAACTGGAAGGTAGATACCTATCGAGTAATAGCTAATCGAATAAAACAAAATGAAAAAGTTGGCGAACATTTTATATATGGGCAAGAAGCCGCAGCTTTAGTTCACTATGGTTATGTAACCAAAGCAGAGCTAGAGCCGTATCGAACAGAACTAAAAGGCAGATACTATGACGCGTTTACAAAAGAAGCTGCTGAGAAAAAAATAAAAATGCTCGAAGAAGCACAAGCTTATGGAGAAAAACATTTTAAAGAACTTGCATCTACTGCATAAGTGCAGTAGTGTAAAACAAAAACGGAGAACTATATGGAACGTAAAGGTTTTATTGGCGGCAGTGATTGCGTCAAAATCATGGAAGGTGAATGGGAAGAACTATGGGAAATAAAGACTGGCCTCAAAGAACCAGAGTCTTTACTTCGCAATCTTCCTGTGCAGCTTGGCATACATACTGAAAACTTTAATCTCAAATGGTTTGCAATGCATGAAGCCAAAGCTGTTGTTGCACATCAAAAAGAATACATAGCATCAATCAATAATATACCAGTCAAAGGTACAATAGATGGTGCAATCCAAGGTGAAAATAATATTATCGAAGCAAAGCATACAAATAATTTTTATAATATGGACAAAGTTCTAACCAAGTACATGCCACAAATACAATTATATTGTCACATTGCAAAAGCAGATGGGGCATACCTGTCTGTTATTTTTGGTAACAGTAAATGGGAGTGTTTGCACATTGCTTACAACCAAGACTATCTTAATAAGATGTGGGAGTTGGTCACACAATTCTGGACTCATGTTCAAGACAAGAAAAGGCCAGTTGATCGTGAGATCGAAACTATCTCCACAGAAAATATCGTGCTGGATCAGATGGTGGTGCGTGATGCATCAAGAGACAACGAGTTTGTCTCAGAAGCGCATGCCTTTATCAGCACACTCAATGCCGCTCAAGTCAATGACAGAGCGAAAAAGAATCTCAAGAATATGGTCGGTCATAACGAACGAGAAGTATTCTGTGATACCGTCAGACTAAAACGTGATAAACGCGGAGCAATCCGCATAACAAGGAGAACTGCACACAATGACACAATCTAACTTTACTTCACAACTAATGAAGGCTCGGAAAGAAATAGAGCCTATCAAACGTGATGGGAAAAACCCACACTTTGGCAACAAATATGCTACATTGGAGAATGTAATAACTGCTGTTACAGAACCATTAGAAAATAATGGCTTCTTACTTTTGCATCGAGGCATTAACAATGAGCATGGTATGTGTATTACCACAGAACTTTTACATGTTGATGGTGAAAGAATATCAACAGACATACCTTTGGTACTTGGTAAAAATGATATGCAAGGCTTAGGCAGTGCGATCACTTATGCCAGACGTTACGGTATACTATCGCTACTGAACTTGCCTACAGAAGATGATGATGGTGAGCTTGCTGTTGCGCGAACTTCGGTGCCGCAGTCAGGGCGAAGCACCGAAGTAAGCAAAGCAACAAAGAATGTTGTAACTAAATGGCCTAGCTAATTCTTGGGGAGAGGTAGCTACAGCACCTATGTGGCCTTATCGAGGGGGAGGTTCCCCAAGAACCCCTCACCACAACTAAGCAAAAGGAGCCAAAAGCATGGCAGAAAAAGAATATGATAAAACAAATGATGGTGCATTGTTTCCACCATTCGCAGACATGGAATTAATACTACAAGGTAATATAAATGTTGCAGGTCGTGACTCTCGCTACGCATTTGTTCGAAGAATGACACGAGATCAAAAAGAATTAGTAGAAGTCTTTGAGAAAGTCGGAGTAATGTTTCCCAATGACAATGAAAAAGAAGGCGCACCTGCTTATACTGGAACTATGTACAATCCCAATGATAAACGTATGCCTTGGACTACACCACCAATCTTAAAACGTATTGCATCTTGGATACGAATGACTGGCGATGAAAAGCCATACATGAGTATAGAGATCTCTGATCCACAACAAAAAACAAATTCGGACTTGAAAGATGAAAAGATTCCGTTTTAATAGCAACATAGTTCTCCGCATGGACACTGCCTGTTTTGTCAAACAACTCCATGCGTATACCTTGCCAGCCTCTAATCGGGGCTGGCCTTTTTTTTGGAGTACACAATGACCGAAGATGAATTAGCAAAAGCAATGCTTGCTGACGCGCAAGAAGTAGCCGCCAGACAAAACAGAAAATTTGGAACGCCAATCAAAAAGAAAAAAAAGATAACCAAGAAAAGACTGACGAGAGGTGACGGTTGGCGCAACGACAAGCTAAAAGCCAATGAAATCAAAGACATAGTATACTTCTTAGAAAGAGGTTGGTGTATTGGTTCAACAGCTATTATCTGTGGAGTAAGTAAAACTTCTGTCCACAATATTAAAAAGCAAATGTCGTAATGGATTTCTTTACGGCATTAGTTTTAGTTTATCATATTAAATCTGAAGAAACAGCAACAATGATTTGGTTCAATGATTACGAATCTTGTTACGAAGCACAGTATGCAACAGATAAACTTTATAATTTAGTTAACGGTACAGAAATGTATTGCGTTGAAAGTGACGTAGCGTCACGAATTATCAAACCAAAACGGAGACCACAATGAAAGTTAAGGATTTAATAGAAAGGCTTTGCAATCTTGATTCTAATAAACAAATTATTTTTTATAATTTAAATGATAATGATTTAGAGCCAAAAGAATTAGAAACAATACTTGATTTTGACAGTGAAAATTCTGACCCTGCATACTGCAGCGGACACATTGAATTCACAATAAAATAAAAGGCTAAGACAATGAAAACAGTAAAGCTTACTAAACAAGAAATGTTAATGTTACTTGATGCAATAGGTGAATGGGAACTTGGTACATATGCTAATAGTGATAGCGGAGAAGGATCTGGATATTCTCCAAGTAAATTAAAAGCTATGGATTCAGCAAAACAAGTATTACAAGATATTTTAAAGTCTTAACTCAAAATGAGGCGCATCAATAAACGGACGCTTACCTTGCGATCTTCGAAGATCACAGTATTCATTCAAAGCTTGCTCCATTGTGCCATCATACTCAGCAATATTATTGATGTGCCAAGCGGCTCCCCACCTAACAGGAACACCAATATCTTTAGCCGCTAACTTCATTGCATCAGCAATCTCATCATAAAGCTTCAGTTCCCAACGATCACCAACACCTTTAATATAAGCCATAAGATCTACAGCATGACCATCTAAATGCTTAGACTTCATAGTTTTAGAAGCACCTTTAGCAACCAATGCTCTTTGTTCTTCAATAGTTCTTAAACCACATATACAAGAAAAGTCCTGTTTGCTAACACCAATAGCATACTTAACTATTGCAACCATGCGCTCATCAACACCTTCAAGTTTTGCTAAACTTCCTTTACCTAATTTAAAACTCATTTCTTAAATCCTTTCATTGTACGGATACCAAAACTTGCAGCTATTGAAGCATACATAGCCCAACTAAACCACTGCGGAGCAGCTTGTAAATTTTCAAAACCTTGTTTCATGTAAGGCTGAAGCCAAGGAACAAATGAACCTAAAACAATAGCTATGAAGCAAAGAGTCCAAGCCTCGTCTTTCCAGCTATCAGCACTAGCCTCAATAGCAGCTTGCTCCCAACTGATTTCACCAGTCGCAATCTTCATTTTAGTTTCAGCTTCAGCAGCTTTAACCTTTGCTTTGCTGTCAATAAATGTTGTAGCTAAGTTTGCTACACTTGAAAGTATACCAATCATTCGTTTATCCTATCTGTCTTAGCTTCTTTGCCTAACCAAAGTGCAAAAGATGCACTAAGCATTGCAGTAACCAAAGATACAAACGCGCTTTGCTGAGTTGTTGGGTCTTCGAGCGTCATAAACCAAAGACAAACTTTCCAAGTTAAAACTATTTGGCAAAGAAAAGCTAGTCTAGGTAGTATTTTTAGCTGATCTATTGCGCTTGCTGTTAATTTTACCATCACAAAATCTCTTTGCTATTTTTCTTTCACTTGTTTGTATAACTAATTTGTTGTTATCTGTATATACAACAAACCTATTGTATTTAATTTCTACTAATCTCAGGGTAAATAATCCCAAACATCTAACCAACCCATATAATGCAAATAAGCTGTAGAGCCAATGACAGCCGCAGTGAGAAGCAAAACTATTGAAGCTACAGTAAGACCTAACTCAGCCCTTTGCTGTGCCTCACGCCTCGCCTGAGCCTCTGCTTCACGTTTCTCAGCCAAAACTTCCCTACGAATCTTTAATAACTCTAGGTATTTTGATCTTCCGTAGGTTTGAGTAATCCATTCTTTGAGTTCTTCTTCAGCTTCCGCAGCCTGTCTAAGTTTCGCCCAACGATCCAAAGCCGTAGCATTTGCACTTTTGCTTGATACACCTTTTTTCTGTAGCGTTTTCTTAGCGTGGTCAGTTGCGTCAAAGAATTGTCCAATCTGTTTAGACAAACCAGCTACTGATTTACCAGCAGCTAATCCTGTTTTGATACCAGCAAGAATTGTAATTGGGTCCATAACTACATCGCATCTTTTCTAGAAAACTCCACAGTTTTTTCTAGTATAGCTATCCTAGATTGTAGCTTAATAATCTGCATCATATGATCTGCCATGCCACCAAGATCTTCCCAAATCATTTCTGTTTCTTCCCAAAGATCATTAAGATCTTTTTCAATATCATCTAATTTTTCACTGTTAGCTAATATATCCCTCTGCATATTAACTTTATCTTGCACTTCTGATTGTGCAGAAAGCTGAGAAACAGTAGATTCTAAATTAGATATTGTTGATGCTTGTTGTGCAGTCCACCAAATAAATCCACCAATTTGAAGTATAACTACTCCAATTATTCCAATGCTTACTTTTGGTAGACCATCCACATAAACACCTATTCAGCCGCTTCTAATGCTGCTACCTTTGCGCTTAACTCTTGAACTGCTTTAATCAAAGGCATAACAAACATTTCATAAGAAACCCCCTGTTGATCACCATGACCTTGTGCAGTATGCCAGCCAGCAAAATCTGTAATGTTATGAGTTTCCATTGCCGTTTTTACTTCTTGAGCAATAAGCCCATACATTTTATCAGTATGTGTTGCTTCAGTTTTTTCTGCATCATAACTTAAAAAGTTTTCTGGATGTTCAGACGGGGCTTTCCACTTATAAGTAACAGTTCTTAAATCATTAATAAAAGCTAAGCCGCAATCAGTATTTGTTTGAATATCTTTCTTTATGCGTTCGTCTGATGTCCGTGTCCAAGTAGCGTTTGAAGAAGGATAATTATATATTCTGCCATCACTATTATTGCCAAGAGTAATATAACCACCGCCAATACTATCTATACTTGACCCTATCGTAATTTGCCTACCAGAATCGCTAGAGTGCGTTGTTGAATTAACACCTATCATAACATTGTCATCAGCATTAGCTGTTAAACCATCACCAGAATTACGACCAATACAAACATTATTATCAGAGCCGCTAGTTAAATCATTGCCAGCATCATAACCTACTAAAATATTTCCATTACCAGTTGTTAGCTCATTCCCAGCAAGGCCACCTAGTATAGTATTATAATATCCTGATGTGACCGCCAACCCAGCAGCATATCCAACAGCAACATTATAAACATTATTAGAGGTGCTTCCATCTGCTTCTGTTACTTTTAAGGCAGTTGCACCAATAGCCACAGAACGACTACCGTTTGTATCAGCACTTAGTGCCTGAACTCCAATAGCAACATTTGCATTACCTACAGTTAAAGCATCGCCAGCCTCGCCACCCATCATAGTATTTTCTGCGCCTGTGGTAACTGATAATCCTGCGTTATACCCAATAGCAGTATTTATAACATCTGCATCTGAAGAATTAGCTTGATTTTGTAAAGCCCCCACACCAATAGCAGTATTCATGTCACCTTGTACTTCTGATCCTAAAGCTTCATGCCCAATAGCTATATTATTATTACCAGTAGTTAGTGCATCTCCAGCTTGATGACCAATTAGTGTATTGACGGTGCCAGTGTTCATTGAAGTACCAGCTTGATAGCCAATAACAGTATTAAAGCCGTCTGCCCCAGCATTAAGTGTTTTAAGTGCTTGATATCCAATAGCAAGATTTTTTCCGTTTGCATCTTCAGTTGATAATGCTTCATAACCTATTGCTATATTGTTAGAGCCTGTCGTAAGAGCATCTCCAGCAAAAGCACCCATTAAGGTATTTGCTGTGCCTGTTGAAATTGTATTGCCTGTTGCATAACCAATAGCTGTATTATTACCATCTGCTCCAGCATTAAGACTTTTTAAAGCTTGATAACCAACAGCAACATTATTACCGTCACCATCTTCTGTTTTTAATGCTTCATAACCAATAGCAACATTTTTGCTTCCAGAGCTTAATGCAACCCCAGCATCTTTACCCACTATAACATTGCTATGTGCTGATGTTGCTGCACTAAAAGCATTTGCACCAACAGCAACATTATCATGGCCTGTCATAACAGCACCACCGCCAGCACCATAACCGACCAATGTTGTATCATCTGTTGTTGTTGCGGCATCTCCAGCTTTAGAGCCTAAGATAGTATTTCTGCTGCCTGATGTAATATCATGTCCAGCTTCATCACCAACAGCTACATTATCTGCGCCAGAATCATTAGCCTTTAAAGCTTGAAAACCAACCGCAGTATTATCTGTTGCTGTAGTAGATGTTGATAATGCACCACTACCAACAGCTACATTACTATTTGCTGTTGTATTTGCTTTTAGAGCATCTTTACCAATCGCTACTAAATCATCACCAGTTGTAGTTGCAGTTAAAGCATCATGACCAACTGCTGTGTTATTACCGCCTGGACTGCTTCCATCAAGAGAATCAAGTGGTGTATTTCCTAAAGCAACGTTATTTGTTCCAGTTGGAAAGTTTCCTACACCAATTTTAAAACCACCAGCCGTTGATCCATCGTGGATACGAACTTGATTAGCTGTTGTGTCAAAACTAAGTTCACCTATTGCACCAGTAAACGCATTGTTTTGCGCTGCTGTGCCTCGCCTTAGTTGTACTTGTATAGCCATTTATACACTCCCATAATCATTTGTTGAGGTGGTTGCATTAGCAACACTGCCATAATCATTAATAGCAGTTAATGCTCCTGAGTTAATATTAGAAGCTACCAAATTAATATTTGCTATACTTCCAGCAACGTTGCCTATATCTGTTGCATCATTAGCAACGGCAGTAATATCAGAACTTATACCACCCAAAGCTATTATATTAGTTGAGATTCCAGCAACCGTATTTACATTTGAAATTGCTCCAGCCACCACTCCAATGTCTGAAGCATCAGCAGCAACCGAAGTTACATTTGATGATATCCCAGCAACTGTAGTAACATTTGATGATATTCCAGCAACAGTTGTAACATTTGCTTTTATTGCCGCTAAGCCAGATATAGCATCAGTTGCTGTTGTTCCATCTTCAATATCTGCAAGTGATGCAATATCGGTAGATATATCTGCTAATGTTTGAACATCTGAAATTTGTGGACCAGCTTCAGCCGCTCCCGTTGTAAGATTAAAACCTAAAACTTTACCTTTTCGAGAAGCAAGTAATGGTACTTGTGTATCTACTTCTGAATCATAATCAATAAGTTTTAAAGATCTATCGCTTTGATCTTTTAAATCAGCAGCAATAGCAATTAGTCTATCTAACTCTGTATTCAATGAAGCTATGTTAAATGGCCCAGAAGAAGGAAAATCTGTTGTTCGATCTAAACCAATAGATCTTGTAATTATAACTGTAGATCCACCAGTTGCACCAGTAACAGATATTGTAACTGTTCCAGTAGACCCATCACCACCTGTTACTGAATAATGTGTAGTTAATGTTTTTAATGTTCCATCAACATAAACATTCAAATCTGAATTAGCAAAAAATTCAAATGGTACAGTAAAAGAAGTTTGAGTTGCACCTTGAGCAACTGTATAAGAAATTCTTGGATCGTTATCACTTAAGCTAATTGTCATAGTTCACCTCTTTTGTGTGAAATAGCAGTGAACAAATAAAGTGACAACGCACAAATTAGTATCTACCAAATCCAACAAAACCACCATCTTCATCTATTGCATCGTCTAAAGCTGAAGTCATGTTGTTTACTAAACCGTGAATAAACCAAAGCCGCATGTATGGTAATGCTCTAATAGTTTCTTTAGCACCTTGTCCAAAATCTCCTGTGGTCATTTCAACAAAACCATCATAATAATCTTTTAGTATTGATGGACCTGCGCCTCCTACCCCTGTTAAAGCATTACCAATGCCTTGCTCTTCTGGAAACTTTTCTTTTACCAAACCTTCTAAATAGTTTCCACCAGTAAGTGCCATTGATGTAGCAATGCTTTGATAAAAGAAATCTGTGTAAATAGCAGCCGCACCAGAATAATCAAAAGCTCTTATAAATTGATCTGTGTAAGATAAACTATCCCAAGCTCTTTCGCTGCCTTTTGATGTTTGTGATTTTAGTTCTAAGCTTAGATACGCTAAACCAACCATCCACATAGTACCAAAGATTGGTGACTTCATTTGACCAGTTGTATAAGCTGCAATAGTTTTATTTATATTTGCTAATGTATAGCTATAAAACTGAAACGGCATACTTAGTATTGCATTCTCAACTCTTGCATAACCTTTATACTTTGGGTCTTCCTTCATACCAAACTGTCTTGCCACTCTTATAGGTATCAAAGCAACACCATCAGCAATACGAGGTCGATCAGCAGAAGTACCCATCATAATAGTATTTAAAATACCAGATGACAAAGATTCCCTAAATGTTGCTTGTAGCTCTAAATCAGTCCACTCATCTGTGTTTGCATAAATAAGACCTGAGTCTCCACGTTCCCATTTAGTTCCCTCTTGAAACGCTAATTTTTTTGAGTCTTCACTAGAAATATTGTTTCTTCGTAAATATTCTAGTTCCCATTTTTTTATTTTAGGTAAGCCAAACTCCTTAGCTAGTTTAGGGTTATGTTCTTTGATAGCCATAGAAATAAGACTATCCTGTCTTATTGTGCCATCTAATCTTTTTAAAGCTTTGGTAATTGGTGTAAGTAAATTTAAAACATAAAAAGCATCTTTGCCTCTTTCCCATACGCTATGGTATAATGGGTTAGCAAACATTTCATCGCTAAATCGCATGCTTGTACTTTGTAATGCACCTTCTAATGCTTCACCAGCTTTAGCAGCTTCATCGGCTGCAAGCTTAATTTTTAAATCATTCCTAGATAAAATAGTTCTAAGAGTACGACCAACACCATGTTCTGCCATTATTCGACCAAGCTCTGATATAGATGAAAATCCAACACGACCCATATAGTTAAGAGTTGCAAGATCTTTAATTACTCTTGCAGTTTTTGCTGACCATGAATGCGGTTCTCTTACTGGTGTATTCATAACTCTATCGTAAGATGTACGAATATCAGCCATTACTTTATTAGCTTTATCGTAGCTCATACCAGATGCAATCAAATCATCAAAACGATCCTCAGCTACATCATCAAAAGTTCTGCTTCCAAATTTAGCAGCAAAAGAATAACGAGGCGCAACCTTCATAGTGTACGCCATAAATGTTGTCATAGGATTTGTTTCGATAAAATCTTTTACAAGATAGTTAGGTATATCTAACTGTCTATGCATAAAGTGTTTTGATTTGCCGTAACCAAAAAAAGCATTTTCAAAACTTGTTTCATCACTCATTCCAAGAATGGTATCTATTGTTTTGTTAACTCTTTCTTTTATATCTTCAGGTCTAGTGCTTGCTCTAATCCTTTCTACTGGATTGTCAGGCGACCATTTAATAACCTCTGGATTTTCTTTAAACCAATCATAAAGAATCCTATAAAAATCTTGTCTATTCTTTTTAATGTAATCTTTCTTCCAATACCTTGGATGAAAAATAGTTTCGTTAGGTGGTTTAATACCTGCTGTTTGTTGGGATAATTCAACATCATCTATGGTAGCTAGTATGCCTTCATAGTGCGCTTTGTACATAGAAAGCCGTTCTTGGACTCTTTTTAAATATTTAGAATCACTTTTAGATAAACCTAGCTTTCGACCAGATTTAGCTTTGTCTTCTAAGCGTTTTATTATATTTTCGTTTCTTTTAATAACTCCTGCCCAAAAAGTTTTTTGTTTTTTAAAATGATCAAGTGTCCCAATAAGTCCTGTGTCTCTTAATCTGTTTTCCCATTTTTTAGCAAAAATATTTAAAGAATTAATTAGCTCTTCTTCTATAGCATTATCGCCCTTTAGCCCATCAATTCGTTTTTCATTAATTCTTGTTATAAACTCATCAAACTTTCTTTGTTTACCCAAAGGATAATCTAAAAATTTAATTACACCTTCAGATTGAGCGCGACCAAAAGCACTTAACATTTTGCTATACAAAACAGCAAACTCTGCTTTGTACTTTGCTTGATCCATATGAACAGATCTTCCAAGTGTTTGACCATTTACATGAGCATTATGTAACTGTCCTAAGTCTCCATCTAAATCATACTGAAACTGCTTAACCTCTGTTGGAACTTCATCATTAAGCATTGTTCTTTTAAATGGGCTTGTTGCAAATTTAAAAAACCAACTGTCAGTGTACCAATTTTTTACCAATGAAGGATCTGCTGGAGAGTCGCTCATTTTATTAATAAGCTCATCTGTTTCTTTTGTTGTTGTTTTAACAACCTGTGGGGCAGAACGATTTTTAATTAATCCTGCTAAACTACCAAGAGTAAATCCTGCAATACCAGATGTACCAATATTCAAAGCAGACATTGTAGGATCTCTTCGAACAGGATCTGATGCAGACTTAATAACCTCTTCAGCAGTAGATAAAGCAACATTAAACTTTGCTACATTCATACCTGTTTGCAAAGCTGTTTTACCTACACCAAGCGGCAATGATATTAAATTAATAGGATCAAAAAATGATGCAATAATTATATTGCCTATAGAAGAATTAGCTAAAACATCTTGTCTTGCTTTAGATCTATCTAATCTATCAACTAAATAATTAAAGTGATCTTCGCTTCGAGCAAACATAAGGTTAAAAGCATACTTAGAATATGATGCATCTAAGTTTCCAACAGCATCTACAACATCAAAATCAGGATCATAATCTAACATGTCATCACCCATCATTGTAAAGTTTTCAACAAAAGGCGACCACTCACCAATTAAAGCACCTGTGGTTTCCCACAAAGTAGCTTTGTTATCTCTGGCTAAAGGTTCTTTGTCTGTTGCTAAGAATGGCGTAACTGAATAAGCATCAATCATAAATCACCTAATAAACAGGAACAGGTTTAGATCTGTCACCACCCAAAAGCCATGTTGCGTCGTCAAACAATCTTTGTAAACCTTCTAAACCTATAGCATCGGTTACAGAACCTGCTGAACCTAAGTAATCTTTGAACTCATCTTTTATTTGAAAAGCAGCCGTCAACTCTTTGTCTGTACCCTCATTAATAATAATAGGCTGCAACTCATAATCACCTATCTCACTCACATAAACCAGCTTCATTGGCATAAATGTTTGATCTTCTGGTCTTACTAACTCTGGGAACATTGGAACTAAAACCGTAGGAATAAAACCTTTTTCAGAACTTGAAGGGTCAAATATTTTACCAATACCCTTTTCATTTACATGATCATACAAAGTGTAACCAAATTTATTAAGCTGTCTTTCAACACTTGTTACAAAAAATTCTTTTTCTGGTGGACGAAGATACGCGCTCAAAGCATGGCGTGTTTTATTTTTTGCGCCAACAGGTCTTGATGAATCCAATACATATTGAGCTTCTTTATATTTTGTTTCAAACTTTTGTTTAATCTCTGCTTTAATTTGATCATCAGATAAATTTGAAGCAAGCAATATATCTGTATACATACCAAGCTCAACTGAAGCCATAGCATCATAATCATTGCCAAGAAGACCTCTTAAAAATTCTTTTTGAGTTTTTACTTGTCTTCCTTGATTTCTTGTTCCGTAAAGTATTTCTTTTCTAGCTTGGATATTTGAAGCACTAGGCTCGTCAAAAAGTTTATTTACTTCTGTCATAGCTTGAGCAGCATTTGATGTTCTTCCCATACGTCTACTTGCTAAAGCGTATCTTAATTTTAATTCTGTTTCATCGTCTAAGAATCCATCTGTAACATTATGTATTGTTCCATCAGGATATGTGTATTGATACAATCTTCCAAAGAACATAAGCAAATTATCAGGATTTTTAGCTGTATCCATTCTTGCAAAACTTTTTAACTGGTTAACAATGTCTTCTGGCATATACTTTGCAGCAATTTGCATGTTTTGTTGTGTCCAAGTTTTATCGTCACTAATATCAAATCCTGTTTTGTTTAATATTAATTGAGATATTTCACTACCTTTGCTATTAGATAAACTTTGATTTTCAAAAGCTTTGACGTTGTTATATTTTTCAAGGTCTTTTTCTTTTTTTAATTCTATTTGACTTCTATCAACTGCCATCTTTTCTACCAAAGATGTTAGTTCTTTCCGACTAGAAACTGGTAAGCCTTCTAAAATTGTATCAACTTTTTCTCGAGTTGATTGTTTTAAAAATCCTGCATCACCTGTTAACATGTAATACTGAACTTCTTTTATAAACGCAGCATCATGTGATGGAGAAGAATATAAAAAAGATAACAAATCTTTTCGAGCGTTTTCTTTATCTACTGCTGTTGTAAGTTTAAATCTTTGAGTTAGTATTCCTTCAAAGCCTTTAGTTTGTTTATCAAACTTATCAAAAAACTTATCAACATCTTTATTATCAAGCTGACCTCTTCTGACACCAACAAGAATATCTTGAAACTCATTTACTAAATCAAAAGTTATTTCTTCTTGTTTTAGTGATGCAACTGTAGCACTTGCTGCTTGATTAATAGTTGCAGAAAACTCTCCTGTTAGATTTTCATCAAAACCATATTTACTTAAAGCAAGAATAACTTCTTGTTGTTGTGGAGTTGAGGCAGCAAAAGCTTCACTGTTTACATCCATTGTAGAAAGAGCAGCTATAAAATTATCTGGCTTTCCTCCTGAAGCTGATGCTCTTTTAATAAATGGCATAGCTGTTTGAATCATAGCATTGTTTTTTATTGCTTCTCCTTCAGCAGCCGTAAACTCTGGATTAAATCTTACTTCATTATCTATTTGTTTAACTAAAGTTTCATATTCACTAAATGAAGCAGACACACTTTTATCAATATTACCATTGTCTAAAAAAGCTTCTTGAGCATTTTTAATAGATCCAATAACTAAATCATCTACTGCTTCAGTTGCACCAGTTTTAAATTCATCTTCGCTTAATTGAAAATCTCTAGTTTGTTCAATTCTTTTACGCTCAGCTTCTTGCCTTTCAATTATTTCAACACTTGTTATGTCTTGGAAAACAGTGGCTATTTTTCTTTGAACTTCAACTTGATTATTAGCATTAATTAAATCTCTTAATAAAATAGTTTTAGTTTTATCACCTGCTTTGTATTCAATTGTTTTATTTAAAAGATTTTGTACTTTTTTATTGTTTGAAATTTGACCAGTAGATATTGACTGTTCAAGCAAAGCTCTTTCTAAAGCAGTAAAATTTGAGGCTTCCGTTGTTATATATGATGCAGCCGCAATACCTGCTGCTTCATTGAAATATGATTGACTTGCTCCTTTTCTAAATAGTTGAGCATCTTCTCCTTCTTTAGTTGCTGTTGCTCTTTCATAAGCAAAAGCTACAGCATCAGATAAACCTTTGTCACCTTGAGCTGATAACATCGCAATTGAAATTTTTGCTTCACTATTTTGTGAAGAAATAAAATCAGCATTATCTTGCCGAGATCTTTCCCTTTGTTTTTCAAGAAGACCTATATAGGTTGCTTCTTGAACAGCACTTCCAACTGTTTCTATATATTGTTTAAATCGACCATCAGAACCTTTTGATAAACCACTAAGATAAGATTCCATTTCATTTTGAAAGCCAAGAGGGTTTCTAGCATGTTTTACTCTAAGATTCTGAGCCTCAATTCGAATATCATTATCCATTGTTTCAATGAATCTTCTTTCAACTACTTCTTGAAACTTTAATCTTGCAATTCTTCCATAGCCTTCTGGAACTTGCAAAGCCACAGGATTACCATCTTCATCAAAAGATCTAAACTTAGAAGCGTCTAATGCAGCGGCTGCATCTGCTCCTGCTTTTTCAGCATCTTCTGCATCTATCTTATATGCAGCTTGTCGTAATGTTTCACCTGCATTTTGTAATGAACGACCTATTGCACCAGCATCAGTATCAAAACTAACAACACCTATTCGCTGATTAGTAGCTGTACCTTTTCTCCTAATTACTTGTGCCATTTAAACCTCATGCTGTCGATGTACCTTGCATACTATGAATTCCTGACATAAAATCAGAAGCTGCACTAATTCTAATAGCACTTGCTTTATTTTTGCCTCTTTCAACTTCGAGTAAGCTTTGAAGAGTTGCTTTTGATTTTTCCATATTTGCTTGACTTGCCATTATACGAAGATCATCAAATGTTATATCTTTTTGAGAATCCATAAACGCAGTAACGCTTTGATCAAAATCTCTATTCTTAAGTAAAGCACCTTCATTGTATGCTATATCATCAAACATCTGAGCATATCGTTGAGTTTGTGCTTGAGCAGCAGCAGCCTCACCTCTAATACGATCAGTAATCATATTCTCAGCAGTGTCTTTACTTGCTTGTTCTTCAGCACGAGCTTGTTGCATCGCACCCATAAACTTCATGCCTATACCTATAACCTGAAATACTGACATTAAAATATTAACTCCGCTACTAATCCATTTACTTGTAAATCTAATGGTGAATCCTGTGATATAGTTACTTTTGGATCTCTATCATAACCTAACAATCTAAATTCTTTTTTACCAGTAAATGCTGTTAATTCTGTTGATAAGTCATCAGTAACATTTCTTATTATCATAGATGTATTATTAACTTTACATGACAAAGTATTATTCAAATCAAGATATACACTTCCAATACCTCTTGGTGTTCCTGTTACTGGCCCAGTTGTAACAGAAGCATCTATAGGATTTGTAGTTAATTCAACATCAAAACTATATCCAATTTGAGCTGATATTAAATTAGAATCAACAGCAGAAACATCTACATTTCCACTAGCAACAGTAAACTCACCTATATAATTATTACCACTTACAACTTTAACTGTAGCACCATTAGCAAACACAGATGATACATCAAAAACACCAGAAGAGCCAGAAAAGTTTTTTGCATTATCTAAGTTAAATGTTGAGTTAAACTCACAAAGAGTAATTCTTTTTGTGCCAGCCCCATCATCATATTCCACATTAGCAAAAACTCTATCATCAATTGTAACAGTAGAATGAAAAACTCCATCAGTTACAAACTCAACCCAACCAGCACGTTTTTCAATTCTATTAGAATTAAATACTGAAAGAGTTCCATCATTATTTAATATGAATACATAGCTTTCTGATCGAGACAATGCTCCATATAATGTATTCATTTCTATAGGTGTTTTAATTAAATGCGATGAAATAGTTGATATAGCTGTAGATATATAAGCAGCTTCAGTATCACTGAATAAATATTCTCTTACAATTTGACCACCTTTCTGAACAAACAAAGTTGCACCGTCAATAGGTTGGGGTCTTTCAAATCCAGAACCAAAAGGCGTTTGCAATTTTATTTGTGCATTTGTTGGTGTTAAAGGTTGATTTTGAAAAGCAGGTACAAAAAACTCAGCAGATGCAGAAAACACTTGAAGATCTCTATTAGAGACTAAATGACGTATTTGTTGCACTTCGCCAACAGCCGCAGTCAAATGTATAGCTTCATTATCTTTTGCATCAGCTACATCAAAATTATAATAACGAGCAATCTTACTTAGCCATATAGAATCTGGTTGTCCTAATGTTCCACCAAAAGCCAAACGATTTTCATGAAATGTAACAGCAGCAGGAAAACCTCGAAGAGCAGAATATGATTGCTCATCCCAGCTTGTCGTTGGTGCGTGTGTTGTTACTGTTGGTGTCCCGCCCCCAAGTTCAGAAGCATTTGAAGTTCCACCAGCAGTAAAAGTAAACACATCACTACTTATAATACCTGTTACAGTTCTTGTTCCATTAATATTAGAATTAGTTATTCCACCAACAGCATTAGCATCTGCAAAATCAATTGAATCATTTACAGACATACCATGATTAGCAAGTGTTACCTCTACAGTTGCTGATCCATTGTTTGTTCTTAATGAGTCTGGGCTTAATCTTTTTTTCAAAGTATCTTGAACATTACCTGTTGCAACTGTGCTATTTGTTACACCAGTAATAACAATTTCATTTCCATTATATCTAATAGTTGTACCTATATGTTTTGATGGTGAATCAGTATTCCAATAAGCAGAACTTGTTGTAAGAGTTATTCCATTACCACTTGTTGCAGAAGGATCTAAAGTCATACCAGCAGTTTGAAATGGATAATATGGTTGAAAAACAACCTTATCATCTGATCTTGCATCAAAAACAAACGGCTCAACATGAAATGTTGTAAGCCCAGTTCTTACAATTGCTTGAGGCATAAATGTGTTATGAGCAATAAACATAACATCACCTGCTTGAGCATAAGTATATTCGTGTAAATAGTCGTGATCAAATAATAATGTAGCAGAATTAATATCTTGAGTTAAAGTTTGAATAGAAGATACAGCACCAGTAGAAGCATTAATCTGAAATATTCTTAAACTTTGATGCTGCAATGAAATAATATATTGCTCATCATCAGAAAATATAAATGGTAACAATCTACTTTGTTGTTTTTTACTTGTGTCTACAGTTATATCTGTAAATTTGTGAATAAACTCTAAGCCAGATCTTTTAATTACACCACCTTCAGATCTTAAAAAAAAATTTTTAACACGTTGTGCAGATTGATTATAGATTGGCGAATCTGTTCTTGATGTTAAAGATGGGCTTACCTCTCCAAACGAAAAGTTAGTTATTGGTACTCTTACTTTTTGCATTATGTTCGCCTATTAACAATAAATCTACTTGTTGTAAGCTTCCTTGTTGTTTGTTGTTGTGAATCTAAATTTCTAGCTTTCATCATAGTAGTTGCTGCTTGTTGAGACATAAGAGTAGCAAGAGATTGATCTCGTGCTAAAGATAAAGCAAAAACAGAAGCAAGCTCATATTCCACAGCTAATGTAAAATATGAAGGCCAATCTTCTTCATTAGCACGATAAGTAAAATCAAGAACTAAACTTGCAGAAGCGTCCTCATTGCAAAAAAGTTTATCACCGTATGTTTGATACTCTACTGGAAAATCATTTACAGTAACAACATGAGTCATTAACCATCCGCTAGGCAGTTGATATGCTGCATCGAAGCGACCTGTTGGTGCGTCAGTTAATCTATTTAACACAACTTGATTTGTTGCAAATCTCCAACGTGTATTAACCAATGAAGCTCTAGCAACATCTTCATACATATTAGAAGAAACTAATGCTTCATTATTACCATCATCAAAAGAAGAAATAGGATCTGCGCCTATTAGAATAAGAGCGCGGCTACATACATCTACTGGTGAACTTGCCGCCGTACTTGAAACCGCCATATAAAATCCTCAAAATTTATATCCCCCTATAACAGTGCGAGTCCTAAAATAGGGGGAAGATTGGGGCCGAAGCCCCAACCTATTAGTCACTATCAGTAGCTGTAACAGTTAAGCCATCAGTTACGTCAATTGCGGTTGCCGAAACATCCTTTGCGTAAACAAGACTAACTGCTGGTGTACCACCTGTTGATGTAACAGCAATAATAACGTCTAAAGAACGAATCATGCCAATCGCATCATTAAAGTAATTAGCAGTATTAACATCACCAATTGCATCTGTTGTAGTGTAGTGCCAAAGATTGACACCAGAACCACCAGCCAAACGAGTTAGTCCACTTGCACTATAAGCCATTTTCTAACCCTCCTAGTTATTATCTAGCAGTTCGTATATACCATTGTCATCAATGACAACAGAACCCATTGACATCATTGATGTCGCTAGGTGCGATACTTTTTCTGCTACATAGTTTACTTCAGTCTGAACATCAGAGTTCACACCAATTCCAACTGCTCTCATGTGGTAAACAAAGTTTTTACCACCAGCTACAGCCGATGTTGAAAAGATCTTGAAGCCCAAGAACTCTTTCATTGTCATACCGCCAGCAAACGGTAGGTTTTGTGGTCCAACAAAATCACTGGAAGCAAATTCTGTAATATTAAACAGATCTGCAAAACCAGCAGGGGACATAGCAATATAGCGTTGCCCATCTTCTGGAATACTTGCTGTTCCAAATGTTTCAAAAGCTGATAGTAAGTCTGCTTTTTCAACGGCAGATGATGTATCGTGTAACTGAGTTGAGTTAGCACCAGCATCCATAGCTGTTGTAATTAGCTCATCAGTTTTACGACCCAATGCAGCAGCAGCACTTTCAGCAATAGCTTGACGCTCGTTGATATTTGTTTTCAACTCGTCAAGTTTATCAATGTACTCAGCAGCATAAAAGTCAGACATTGTTACTTCCACATTAGTATGTGCAAGTTCCATTGGTGTAACATTACCGTTGCGTGATTTAGTTGAAGCAGTTCCAGTTCCTATTTTCTGGAATCTTGCTGTATTGCCCGTCACATTCGTAGAACGAATGGTATTACGCAGCTTAGAACCCATGCGCTGGTATGCAAGATGCACATCGGTTTCAAACTGTTTAATAAAGGCTTGGTCAATTGTATTAGCCATTTTACAGTTCCTAAGTTAAGTTAAGTTTGCATCTTTGGTATCTGCTCTACATCCTCAATGAAGTTATCCTAATGGGCTTCTCAGTGTATTGCAGGCATTGATGTTTTATCTGAAACATAATTTTTTTTAGGATTGCAACGCACAAAATGAACATATCGTATATTTTTTTCTTTAGTAAAACCTATTGGGTGAAAGCCAAGCCATACTGCCCAGTTTAACATTGATATGTATTCGTCCCTTATTTGCATAGATAATTCATCATATGACTGATCTAAAAAAGATATTAGAAGCTTTGATCCTCGAGCAAGACCTTTAAAGTTTTTTGTTATATGTTTTGTAAATAAAGCAAAGAGTTGTGGCGGTTCTTCAGAATAAAAGATTCCGCTTACCATCATTATATCCCAGCTTTTATTTCTTACAGTATAGACTTCAGAATCTTTTTGAAGATCAAGTAAAGCTTCCAAAGTAGAAGAATAGCCAAGGTTTATTAGTTCTTTTTCTGTTTCTTTATGAAGAATAGGTAACATTTCTAGTATATGATTTGAGTGAAAAGGGGTCATATAGTACGACCCACTTTGTAATATTTTCACTTCATCCATATAACTTTTTATAACCATCATTTACTTGGTTTACAAAGTTATTATCTCTTTTAGCTGGATTCCAATATCTTTCATCTTTTTGCATTTCCTGAAGTTCTATTTCATTAAAGTTGGAAGCAATATTAGTTTGATCAGATACAGATGAATCTTTTAAAGCTTCCATTATTGCTTCCATTGCAACAACACCTTCAGCAGTTTCGAACATTCGTTCTATTGCTGGTATAGTTTCTTCTGGAAAAAATTTATTAGCAAACAAAGATGCAGCTTCTATTCTTGATTCTGAGTTATCACCAAGTCTTTCAGATTCAGCTTCAAGATCTGCATCATTAGGAAAAGCACTCATATACATATCAATGCCTTTTTTAAACTCTTCATGAGTATATCCATTTTCAAAGCAATGATCAGCCCAAGCTTTTAATGTATCGCTTTCAATAGCTTCTTCTTCATTAAGATAATCAGGAAGTTCATAATCGCCAACACTTGCTGGTACACCTTCTGATGCTTGCTCAGAAAGTTCGTTCATTAAGCGTTCTCTTACTTCCTCTTCCTTTTCTCCAAGCTTTGTTGACAAAGATGTATATGACTTTGCCATATCTTCTGGAGTATTAAACTTTTCTGGAAGCCACTCAGGTCTTTCAGAGCTTTGTTCTTCCTGTTGTGAAGCCTCTTCAGTTGCAGCTTCTTCAGTTACAGCTTCTTCACTCATCTTTGCCCCCCTTAGATTTAATTAAAGATCCATGATTAGCTCTGGAAGATAATAATCCGACAACAAATCTTTGCCCTTCTAAATGTCTTAACTCGTCATTAGAAATGTTCGGACCATTAGCAATATCAATTGTAATAGACTTTAGATATTGCATTACAGACTGACCTGTTGGTGTTGCTAACATTGCAGCAACATCTAAACTAATTCTTTCATCAACATCTTGAGGTCGTTGAATACCATCAATGCCTACATACGGTTTTTTACTCAAGCCTTTACTCCATTGGTTGTGGTGCTTGAGGCTGACTCTGCTGCATTTGCTGCATTAATGCAATCATTTTTTCACGTTGCGCTCTATCTCGAACTAAATTATCAGGAACGCCAAACTTTTTAGCAAGATATACAGCAGTTTCTTCACTGTTAATTAATATATTTACAGCCTCTGGACCAAATGCACCATTAGCTAATTCTAAGAAACGAGATACAGATCCAATATCTTGATTAGCTTGAGCTTGTGCTAATGGAGAAATAGATCTTACTTTTACTTCTCTTCCATTAATTGTTGGTATTTCAATACGCCCTTGTTTCTTTAAAATATAAACTACACGTTGTAATACTGGTTGTACTAATTCTACCTGCAATCTACCAAATGCAGATCCAATACGTCTTGATAGATCTGCCATACGTTCTGCAACTTCAGTAGCAGATGCTGGAGTTTTATTAGGATCTCCAAGCATATCATTGTATAATGCACGTTTAATATTATTCTGCGCTCGATCTAAATTAAGTTGTGCAACATCAAAACGACTTGCACTAGGTATCGGTTGTAAACCTGCTGATCCCATAGCTTTAGGAATTATAGTCCCTGGCACAAGATTTATTGTATCTGGATTTATTATACCATCGTCTTCCATTTGATATATACCAGAGATAGCCATCTGTGCATTTTCAAGAACTAACTCTACAGTTAAGTTTGCTGTTTTAATTGCGCTCAAAGCATTAAACAATGGACCTCGACCATATACCTCACCAGCACATTTTGACCAACGATAACAAATAAATGGGTTTGAACCGACACCTTGCATTTTTCTTTTCATCAATAGTGACTTTGTTGTCATGCAAATTGCATAATGAAGAAATGCTTCTTGGTTTGGCTTAGAATAATCCTTACAAACAATTTCTAATATAGTTGTAGTTTGATCAGATTGATTTTGCATTAATGATTGTAACTGACTATTAAACTCACCCTTTGGATAAAGTAAGCTTATTTGATCATATCTTATAAATTTTCGTTCTCTAAATACATGATCTATTTGATCATCTGGACCAGTGTCTAGTATGACATGAGGCAATGGAATAGCTGAAAAACGTATTGGATTTATTGAATCACCTTCTTCACATACTAAGACACCAGTACCAACTGCCAAGTCCATAAAGGACTCATGCACTTCTTGAGCAAAGTTAGAGTTTTGTAATATCTCAAACACATACTCAGTTACTTCTTCAAGATTGTTATTAACATTATCTCTATCTTGTTTAGGAGTTTCTGACCCTGCTACAAAATCTGCCCATCGAGCAAAGTTAGGAACAAGTCCAGACTGCAATCTTGACGCAAACTCTTGAACACCTACTACAGCAGTTTCGTCAAAGATCTTATCATCACGTCTTTGACCAGATACTTCATAGTAAAAAGATTCTCTTTGTGGCAATGCATATTCATAACATTCTTCGAATACGTCAACAAAGTTTGTGCGTTTAGCTTTTGCTTTGTCGTAGCGTTGCAAGTATTGCTTTGCAATCGGATCAATCATTATGAAAACCTGCTATAAAACCCTGCACCGCCTTTAGTGGTTTGAAGCAAACTTCTTCCTCTTACTCCACCTCTTCTACCACCTTTGAGCAACAAAGCTAATCTATCATCTTCAGTCATAGCCTGTTCTTTTTCCATTGCTAAAAGCTTTTTGCGCTCTTCTTCTTTTGCTGTTAAAGCTTGAAGTCTAATAGCTTCTGCATCTGCCCTAGCTTTTGCTTGCTCCTCATCAATACGAGGATCTCTTTTTTTTCTGCCACACATAAAGAATCTCCTTTGTTATTTTTCTCCAGATCAGAGAAAATAATAATTTGCAACGCACAATTATAATCTAGCCCAAAGCCCTTGCCTTCTACCCTTTGTAGGTTTTTTGTTAAATACATTAAAGTCTCTTGAAGCTACCACAGGTTTAGATTGCTTCTGATTATTAAGTAAAGCTCTACCCTCACCTGCACCTAACATCATATATTGTAACGCATCGTGAATATGAGAATACATATTTTTATCAGGTTTATCTGCATAACGCTCACCAGATACTTCCATACGTTTATATTGATAACCACCATCAAACCCTTTGATAAGTTGCTGGCATCTTCGATCAATTAGAAATGCTGGCTTCCCCTCAACCATCTTTGTAAGCTGGGAAGAGACAGCTTCCAATCGAAGATCTACAGAGTTCGAAGGGGCTGGGAATGCCCTCAAGCCAGCACCGCGCAAAATATGAAAGGGAGTTGATTCATCTGTTTGCGCTCTAAAGTCCCCAGCAGGATCGCCATAGATATATACATCAGATGCTTGGGAAAATCGGGAGGAAATTTCCTCGCGCAACACTTCAGCAAATCTAACAATCCCCATATCAAAAGCCACTATCTCGGACTGGACAAGCCAGCGACCTCTGATTTTTTGTCCAAGAGTTGCGGCTGGCGTTAATCCAAAGTCTAAGCCAATGTATAGCGGTAGACCTGCGGCTACTGCTATTTCTTCTTTGGCTATGTGTACTTCTGCTGCGAACATTGGATATATCGGCTTACCATCTTGGATAGATCCTAGCCTATTCATAACATAGACATCAATCCAGCTTTTTGTTTTACCCCTTACTAAATTTGTATAATAGTTGTTTAACATATGCTTTTTGTTTTCAGCATCTTTATTTGGCTTGTAGTTATCTACTTCACCGTCTTCATTCTTTACTTCGAGCATTGCACAAGGTTGAGTAAAGAACTGCCAGTTATCTGGCTTTACTAACATCTTAGCTTGTTCTCTTGGAATGTGATCAGGTATCGGAACTTCACCTGACATTATAGGCCACCAGTGATCTTCTTCTGGCGCATTAGTATCTGCAATCACACCTGTCCAAGAAGGACCACCATCACGCATTGAAGGATAACGACCAACACGCATAGTACAAGCATCAATAATAGACTTTGGTATTTCTCTTGCTTCATTAATCCATACCCCTGTTAGTTCCAAAGATAGAAGCTTCTTTACATCCTCTGGTCTATCTAATGCTAAGAAGATAACCTCTAGCTCAATTTCACCTTTTTTGATGTTGTGGGTGTAGGGGACTGACCAAGTAAATTTTCCCCAGTCGTTTTCTGGAAACCAGTCAAGCCATGTTTTAATAGTTGTAGTTCGTAACTGTGGGTTTGTGTTTCGTATAATAGCCCATCGGGATTTTCGCTTTCCGTCTGGGGCTTTCTCTTGTTCCAAAGCTCGTCTAAATACTTCAACACAACATCCTACTGATTTACCAGACCCTACTGGACCTCGAATGCCACGAAAGAAAGTATCATTCTTCATAAAGCTTTTGAGAACAGAACCGTCTGGTTTATATTTAAAATTGACCACTAGCGCAGCCCCTTGTCAACTCCAGACTTAATCATCTTCTCAACGACCTCTGGACCAATGTTTTCTATAACATTGTCTACCATCTTATTAGTAACAAAAGACTTACCATGTTTGCGATCAAAGTGTTGAAAGTGTACCTTCTTCACAATCCTTCGAAGCATAGTAAGCTCTTCTGTCTTCAAAGTATTTACAAAGCTCACTGTTCATAAGCCTCATTAATATCTGGTGTTGAAGGGTCATCTGCTTTTAATCTACCTTTATGATCCCTAGCACGTTTCTTTTTAGCAGGTGCTTTAGGCTTAACAATAAGTTCAACCCATTCTAGTCTTTTAGATTCAGAGGTTCTTGTTTTACCTGAGAAAGTAGTACCAGCAAGTTGATGTGTTTCCCCATCATAAACCTCACCAGTGTTTGCTATTATCCAGCCCATAATTAACTCCTATATTGTTTTACTTTCCTAGCAATCGCTTTCGGTTGAGCCACAAATTGCTTACCCTTAGCCTTACCCTTTCGTTTAGCTCTGGTTGTAGCTGCATATTCAGCATCACTAAGAGCAGCAATAGCCTTGCTAGGTAAGTACCGTTCACCTGTCTCACTAGACTTTTTTCCTGACTTAGTGCGCCACTTCTGCTTTCCCCAGTTTAGTAATGACTTCTGTGATTTCTTCATACTATGACATAGGTTTCTTTAATAGTGATCTTGTACTATATTCTTGCGGCATCTTCATACTTCCACCACCACCTCTACCTCGAAGAGATAATTTTTTTAACTTCGCTTTATTTTTAGCTTCTTTAAGTAAAGATTTTTTCTTTTCTTTGTTTTTATCTGAAGAGCCTCTCATAAACTGAGCTTTAAAACGATTTGTTTCATATTCCATAGCTGCTGCTTTATTTATTCTTTTTTCAAAATCTGGATGACCCTCTCTTATTTGTTCAGGTGTAAACTTTGAATATGCTGAACTCAAAACTTGTCGAGTGTGTCTTTCCATATTAGCAAGGATAGCTCTTACATTTTCACCTTGAAAAATACTTTTAGGAAAATCAGATTTAGCAGAAAAGTTTTTAATACTTTCTTTCATGACCTATATCCTCCACCCTTTGCCTTATATTGTTTTGCAAGTAACTGCGCCTTTCGAGCAGACCACTGACCAGCAGCCGTACCTTGCACAGCCCTTGCTTTAATACGCTTAAACAAAGTCTTCCTCATGTTGGGCTTTGTATAATTACCTGCTGCATTAACTGCCATTACTTAGATCCTAATAATGTACGTTTAGCTTTTAACTTTTGTTGACCTGACATAGCATCAATCTTTTTAAGAGGTGTTAGCCATTTTGATAAAGTATTTTCTGCTTCTTTTATTTTTGAAGATTCAGGATTGTTATTTTTTTTAAAATAATCTTGCAAAGAAAAAACTTTTTGACCTGCTGACTTAGTAACCGTAAGATTATTATCTTTTAAAAATTTACCGTACTGACCTTTGATATCAGGATCTAAAGAATACACACCATATCCTTTAGCAAATTGAATACTCAAAGTATTAAGTTTTCTTCGTATAGCGGATATTTTTTCTTTTTCAGCCATTATGGAAACTTCCCTGCATCTGGATCTGGAAACTTATTAATTTTTTCTAAGAGAATATCTAGCTCCTTCTCTTTCTGTCTTCGAAGCTTTTGTCTTTCTCTTATCTTTGCATTCTCTTCAGGAGATCCACCCTCCTTAAAACTAAAACCGCGTCCAATGTATTGACGCAGTATCTTTAGATTGTCTCTTTTACTACTAGCTCTAAAGTCATCGAATGTACCTAGTTCATCCTGAAGGACTTTAATCCTAGCTTGTATTTCTGCAAGACTATCTTCTCTAGTCTTTGGACGCAGTAAGGATTTCTTTGGCTTTTTCATTTATAACGGCTTTTGTAATAAAGATCTTTTAGTGTATTCTTGTGGCATTTTCATACTACCACCGCCACCACGACCTTTCATCTTTCTAGTAAAGATTCTTTTGCGTTTAAATTCAAAAGTATCTTTATCTCTAGTCATCTTTTTATCAAAATTCTTTTCGATATCTGCTTGTTTATTAAGTTGATTCAAATCTTTTACAGCATCTTTTTGTACTGACTTATGTTCTTTAGCTAATTGTTTATTTGTAATTGGCTCTGGATTGTCTGCACTACTAAAAGAAACTGTTTCTTTCTTAGGGTTCTTCAAAAGAGTTTTGATTGTTTTTTGTGTTTGAGAAATAACATTTCTTAAATAACTTTTTAGTTGTTTTTTATCTTCAGCTGATTGATAGCCTAAAAGATACTTTTCTCTTATTGATAACCGATCCATTACTTAGCCTTCGCTTTAAGTATCTTTCTCTTCAAAGCTGGCGGTAATGAGTTCTGTTTACCTTTTAACATAGGCTTCTTCTTCTTAGCTGGCCTACCAACTTGTGATCCATACGTTCCCTTACCCATAGGCATTATGCTGTACTCCTCTGTTTCTTAGCTTTATTTCTTCGGCTTATCGCTCTGGCCTTTGCTTTTGCGTCCGCTTTGCTTGAGGCTCCCCACGCTCTTAAGCTGAGAAGAAGACGGGTTGGTTTTCCCTTCTCGTCTTTTTCTGGCCCCTTTGCTGCCCCCATCCTTGCTAGGAAGCTTGCCCTTCGAGGGTTGTCGCCCTTCTTTACTGGCGGCTTTAGTGTTCCCCCTGTTTGCCTTTTGTACGACCTGCGACCCTCCTCGTTCAGTCCCCCCGATGGACTCTGTCCCTCTTTTCTTTGCCAAGCTGGAGTCCGCATTCCATAACCTCTTTATCCATCTAAACATAATCGACCCTTACATGAAAAAAATATTATTTCAAACGCACAAAATACCCTGTGGGAAAAAAATGAGAGTGAACGACCCCTAGCAAGAAAGTAACAACAGTTTTTGGGGGCGTATGCATTATAAACAAGGAGCGTCATAAGAAACTGGGTATTAGGTGGTCATTGATCAGGCTTTAGCCTAAATCAATGGACACCTTGATGTCACCAGCGATCTGTACCTGAGATCTATCTATGGGCTTATAGCCTGCTCGATCGAGTATGTCCTTGCTCGCCTCGAGCTGCACATACTCGCTCTTCGCGCCTGTAGCTAACCGCATAACCCTTGCAGCCGCAACTGTAGCATTCATACCTAACTGTTCACTCACCCTTCTCATCATGTATTGCTGTACATGCGGTTGGCGTAAGGCTTTGAAAGCACTGACTCTTCCAGAGTCACCGCTTGCATAGCCAGCATCCTTTGCGGCTTGAGTGACGCTACAACCAGAGGCTACAAGTGTATCCACAAGAGCCTCTTGTTTTGGTGTCAATTTTCTATTTAGAATATCATTCATTGTACTACCTTGTAAGCCCCCCCATATAGTTCCCCCCCAGAAAGCACCAAAACAAAAGGTCTTGTCAATACCGAACGTGGCGTCACTCTGGTTGTGACGTGGCGTCACTCATCAATCCAAGGGATTGACATGGCCTTGCCATGTTTTTGCGTATCAGGACTCTACCTTCTCTATCTCGAACAACGAGATTAGAAGAAGGTAGGTCTTCCCATTGCCA